CGGCGGTCGTCCAGGCGAGTTTTATCGAGGCCCTGGAGGCGAAGGACCAGGAGGAGCGCGACGAGGCCCAACGCCTGATCGACTGGTATAACCGCGACCGCGAGCAGATCCTGGAGCACCTGAAAGAGGCCGCCCGCAAGACCTTTAAATCGACCTCCGACTGGCAGTTCCCGATTATAAACGGGGTCCCGCGGACTATCTCCCGGCGGTCGACGGCCTACAAGTCGCCGCCGGCCCGGGAGTATTACCTCGGCGACAAGCTCCTCGACCCGAAAAAAGCCGAGTTTAAGGGGATCGAGGCGATGCTCGCCGGGATAGACGTCAACCGGAAAATGAGGTCCCTCGACCGCTGGAGCACACTCCTAAACACCGTCCACGCCGAGGTCGTCGTCCGGAAGGGCGCAATCGACTGGGATATCCGGCTCCGGCCCTCGGTTACCGTTATCGAGGACCCGGAGGACTTTCTGGAGTTCGTCAAATTTGCCTACAAGTGGAATCCGGTCGACCCGGACACCCTGGAGCCGATAAAAGGTTGGGTCTACTGGTCCGAGGAGGACCACGTATTCGTCGGCGCCGGCGGGAAGTGGGTCGGGATGTCCAACGACAAGGGGACCAACCCCTACAAGGGCGTCGACGGCGAGCCCGTGATTCCGATAACCACCGTCCGCAAGATAGAGGATATTAACGACTACTGGGGCCGGTTCGGCGCCGATCTGGTCGACGCCTCCCAGAGCCTCAACCTCCAGCTCGGGAATATCTGGGAGACGATGTTCCTCCAGATCCACGGCCAGCCGTTCGGCGTCAACCTGGGACTCAAGAGCGGGTCCCAATTGATAATCGGCACAAAAAACCCGATTCTGGCGGAAAAGGTATCGAAGGACGACGTCCCGCCGAGCCTGACCTTCCCCAAGCCGGAGCCCGACCTGACCGAGAGCCGGGACCTCCTCGACTGGTTCCAGAAAATGAACGCCGGCGCCTACGGCCTCCCGCCGAGCGCCTGGTCAATGGACGAGCAGCGTCTCTCCGGATTCGCCAAGTTTATGGACAATATAGAGTTAATGGAGACGCGCGAGGAGGAGATCGAAAACTGGCAAAAGATCGAGCAGGACCTATTCACAAAAAGCGCGATTGTCTGGAACACCTGGCACGCCGGCGAGGACGAGCGGGTCGACCCGACGATCGAGGTCCGGCTGACGTTTCCCGACGTCCAGATCCCGGAGACGCCCACCGAAAAGGTTACCCGGTGGGGCGTCGCGATCCAGAGCGGCCTCGCGAGCTATGTCGATTATTTTATGCAGGAGGAGGGCCTCGACGAGGACGAGGCCGAGGAGCGGGCCCTAAAAATCAGCAATTTTAACAACAAGCTACGGCCGACGGCGGCCGGGGGCGACCGCCCAGACCTCCCGGACGAGCCCGGCAACAAAAAGACCGACGCCGACGAGGGCGCCGAGGAGGAGACCGAGGAATAAGAGATGGACGCCGCGACCCGGAGACAGATCGGCCAGCTTGTAAAAGCTAACCGCGACCTCGAGGCCGCTATCCGCAAGGCGGAGACGGACCTTATCAAGGGCTTTCGTCGCGCCGAGTCGGCCGCCCTCAAGAGGATGACCGAGCTCCTGGTCACCGCGCCCAACTTCTCGAAGGTCGACCTCAATAACCGGCTCGGCTGGTATCTCCAAAACCTCCCCTCGCAGGAGCTCGCTGCGGCGCGGGCCAGCTATATGACCGCGGTCGAGAGCTACGTCGACAAATACGACGAGATCGGCCGGTTGGCCGGCAAGGTCCTCGGCGCCGGCGGGATATCGCGGGAGTTTACGGAGATTCCCGGCGAGCTGATCAAGGCCCTGCGGGACCGCGATATAATCCAGTTCGCCGACCTCAACCACGCGGCCCACCTCGAGCTCGACCGCGCGCTCCTCAACTCCGCGGTAGTCGGCCGGACGCCGGCCGGGACCCTGGAGCAGATCCGCCAGTCGATAACCGGCTCCTACCCGTGGGGCAAAAAGCGGGGCCTCTACGAGTGGCACGCCGGGACCTACGCGAGAACGGCCGCTATGCGGTCCTCCCGCCAGATGCTCAAGGCGAAGGCCGACGAGCTCAAACTCCGCTGGTTCGTCTATATCGGCCCGGTGGACTCCAAAAAGCGCCCGTTCTGCCTCGAGCTGGTCGGCGGCGTCTACAACCGGCAACAGATAGAGGACCTCGACAACGGCCAGACCGGCGACACCTTCAGCGACGGCGGCGGGTATAATTGCCGGGATACGTGGAGCCCCGTCGACGAGGCCTTCGCGAAAGAGCTCAACGCCGAGGCCGGCGAGGCGAAGGACACGGTCAAGGCCGAGATGGAAAAACAGGGCGCGCCCCGGCCGCCGGAGCCGGCGCCCAAGCTGGAGACCGGCCGCCTGATGGAGAACGACGCCTGGGTCCAGTCTTTAACCGACGACGAGGCCGCGGCCCTCCACTCGTGGAAGGGCGCCGGCTACGTCCAGATCCGGCAGGCCCAGTACCTCAAGCCCGCGGACCTCGAGCTCCTCGACCAGGAGAGCCTCAAGCGGACCCTGGAACGAATCCGCGTTATGCACCAGGCCCTCGACCGGGCCAAGCCCTACAAGGGCGGGCCGGTCTGGCGCGGGATGGCCGATCTCCCCGACGAGGTTTATCACAAGTTTACGACGTCGAAGGAAATCAATATGAACGCGCTCTCCTCGGCGTCCAAGGACGTGGAGCGCGCGCGGGCCTTCGCCGGCTACGGCGACAACCGGATACTTCTCAAGGTCGCCGACAACAAGAGCGGGGTCGATATACAGAAAATCAACGGTTTTAACGTCGAACAGGAGGTTATCCTCCGCAAGGGCGCCCGCTACCGCGTCGTCGAGGTCGTCGAGACCAAGGGCGTCGAGGGCGGGGTCCACCCGTTTCGACTTGCCGAGATAACTCTGGAGGAGATATAAATATGGCCGACACCGATCGAGCCAAGAGGTTCAACGAGGAAGCGCCGGAGGAGGCGATGGACGTCGTCCCGGCGACGGAAGAGGAGCTGGAGGCGAGACGCGCCGCCGGCAACCAGACCACCACCACCGAGGAGGTCGATAGCGATGAAGAGGATTAAATTGTTCACCGTATTGATGGCCCTGTTCATCGCGGCCCCGCTCGCCCTTGAGGCCGGCGGCGAGTCGTGGAACAAGACCGCCCAGATCGCGTTCACCGGGGCGAAGAACTATATCTGGACGCCGACCGCCGCAGGCGCCCCGTTCCGGCCCGAGAAGTTGACAATCAATCTTACCTGCTCCTCGGTGGACGCCTGCACGCTCACGGCCTATTCACCGCTCACCGCGGGACCGGCCACGGCGACCGACTCGACGATCTTCACGTTCACGAGCCACCATCAGGCGGTCGGGGTTTATTACTTTTCGAGCTTCTACTGGGGCGACACGATCCGGGTACATACCGGGGCAAATGTTACACGGTGTTATATCACCGCCCAGGCAGATTAACCGGGCCGGACGGCCCACGAGACAAGGAGGCAGGGATGCCGAAGAAATCGACAAAGACAATCCTCGCGGCCCTCAAGGCCGAAGGTGTCGAGATCGAGGACCTGGACAAGGTCACGAGCAGGCTCGACGACCTCGAGCTGGACCCCGCGGAGTTCGTGGGGACCGACAATATCATCCTGTCGCGTGAGGAGCACCGAGAGCTCAAGGACGACCTGACCAAGCTCCGGCAACGGGCGAAGAAGGCCGAGGGAGAGCGGGACGATCTCCGCGAGGCTATGGACGCCGGCGACTCCGACAACGCGAGGATGGCCAAGGAATACAAGAAAAAACTAGACGACCAGGCCCCGGTCCTCGACAAGCTCCTGGAGCGACAGCGGGAGACGTGGACGGCCCAAGCCGAGACGATACCGGAGCACCTGAAAGCGGAGTTCCGATTCGCCGAGGAGGGCAAGGACCTCGAGGTCGACGACCTCCTCCACAACACCGCCAAGCTCGATGAGTATAAACGTATCGGCGCCCTTGAGGGCGAGGCGCCCACGCCCGGCGAGGGCGAGGGCGAAGGCGAGCCGACTCCTCCGGGAGCGCCTCGCGTACCGCCGGCCCGCCAGAAGCCCGCAAAATACACCGCGGAGCAACTAGCGGCGATGACGCCGGACCAGCAGATCGAGGCGGGCTACGCCCAGAACGCGGCGAAAAAATAGCCCACGACGGGGTTAGTCGTTGCAACGACAGGAGTCTACACAATGCCAGCGATTACCCTCGCAGAATACGCGAAAACGGTCCAGGACCCGCTCCGCCGCGGGATTATCGAGACCAGCTACGAGGACGAGCCCCTCTACGGGATTATTCCGTTCCGCAATATCGCCGGGCTGGCCCTCCCCTACAACCAGGAGGAGAGCCTCCCCGCGGTCGCCTTCCGTAATATCAACGAGGCTTTCACCCAGACCCACGGCGTCGTCAACCAGAAGGTCGAGGTCGTCCGCCCGTTCGGCGGCGAGAGCGACACCGACGAGGTCCTGGTCGACGCCTACGGTATGGGCGAGCGGACCAGCCGGGACAAAATGTTCTCCAAGTCAATGTCTGTAAAGTATATCCAGACGTTGTTCTACGGGAACAGCGGCGCCCGCAACCCGGCGTTCACCGATCCGAAGGGATTCGACGGTATCGAGGCCCGGATCACCGCCGGCCAGACGGTCGACGGCCTCGGGACCGGCGCCAGCGACGGGTCGAGCGTTTTTGCGCTCCGGTTCGGCGACGGATACGTCCAAGGTCTCCAGACCCCGAAGGGCCTCGACGTCAAAGACCTGGGAGTGATCGAGTCGACGCCGGCCTACCGGACGAGGATCCAGCACACCGCCGGCCTCGCAATTTTCCACGGGAAGGCCGTCGGCTGGATCAAGGACCTGCGCCCGACGACTCAGGTCTTGACCGTATCCCTGATGAATCAGCTCCGCGACAAGATTGTCGGGACGCCCGACGTTTACGTTATGTCCAAGCGGTCGCGGAACCAGCTTTTCGAGTCGGCGATCGGCGCCGGGACGGCGCTCGGGATGACGATTGACGCCCTCGGCCGGCCGGTCGAAGGTTGGGGCGGCGTCCCGATCTACGTCTCCGACGCGATCCTGGACACCGAGACGATGCCGTAAACCGGCGCCGTCTCCGATTAATTAACGGGCAACGGGCCCGGCAGGACGATCAACTCGAACAGAGGAGTAAACTATGGGACAGCAAGTAAGAGCGGGCGACGAGCTCTTAATGATGCACGACTACACCTTCGCCGCCGGTACAACGGGCGCCACGGGCGCCCACAACGGGACCGCCATCGACCTGGGAGCGGCCGACGTTGACGAGGAGCACCCCGGCGAGATTGTCGTCGAGCTCGACAGTATGACCTCCGGCGGGTCGGCAACCGTGGCCATCACGGTCCAGGACTCCGCGGACAACTCGACCTTCGCGGCAATTACGCCGATCACGATAGCCGTCATGGCTCTGGCCTTCGACTCGGCGGTCTGGGCGGAAAACGGCGGCAAACTCCGGATTCCGCTGCCGGCCTACGGGACCCGGCGCTATCTCCGCATTGTCCTGACCATCGCAACGGCGACGGTCACGGGCGGAACGGCCCGGATCTACTTCGCGCGGACGCCGAGGTAAAACGGCCCGGCCGGGGCCGATACTCCCGGCCAGGAGCAACCCGCGCGGGGACCGTCTCAGATTGACACCAGGGGCCGACGGCTCGAGACGGACAACGGGAGGCGCGAACCGCGCGGGCCGCTCGAAAAACTCAACCCGAACCGAGGAGTAGAGATGCCAGCACCGAAGAAAAAAGCGGCCCCGGAGGCCTATATCATCAAAATGGACGGCGCCGCCGACCTGATGGGCCTCAACAAAGCAGTGAAATTCGTCCACGGCCACGGCGTCCTCGACAAGAACAGCCTGGCCGAGGCCCGGCCCGATATGGTCGACCTCAACACCGGCAACCCGAAGGACGCGAGCCTCCTCCCCGAGATCGCGGCATTCTGGGCCCGCCAGGGCGCCGACGTCGAGGAGGTCACCCAGGCGAAAGCCGACGCCTACCGGAAAAAGCTCGCGGAGGATCCGCGGGGACACCTCCCCAAGCCAAAGGCGCCGAAAACGGTCAAGCCGAAGGAGGAGGGGACCGAGGGCGGCGACGGTAAAAAGCCGGCGAGCAAAAAGCC